GAAAAGGCGATGAAGAAGCTAGACCAAAACCTGCCGCTTGAGAAGGGGTTCAAATACGATGGCCGTCAGTGGAATATGGATGAGTGGTCATGGTCGGTCTTTCCAGACGCCAAGGGATTCTGGTACGCCAAAATTAAAGGCGTACACCGGATAGATTAAAGCCCCACCACGTCCTCTGGATCGCGAGCGACGACGGCGAGCCCGCCTGCGTCGTTGACCACCTTAAGCCACTGTTTCTGGTCAGGTCTCACGGTCCCCTTGGCGGTCTTAACTTCGACGCTGAGGAATTGGGCGATGGGCTTCCCGACCATATCGGGCGTAATGGTCACGGTGCGCCATCCGATGAGGTCGCCTGAGCCGACGTGCAGGCCGTAGCGAATGAACGTGCCATCCATGGTGTAGCCTGTGCCGACGTTGTTTCTGAATGCTCGGACATGGGCCTTTTTGCCGATGGCCAGCATGATACGCGATTGGACGTGCTTCTCCCTCACCTAGCCAAGCGTGCACGGAAAACGTGCCTTGCCCAGCCGTAAGGGTTTTTCATGCCACGAGCCCGGCCGACGGCTATCAGGTCGTCGAGCGTTTGGGCGCGTCCCTGTTCGCGTCGAGCATCGCGGCGCATCATGTCGGCCTTCAATTCCTCCAGCTCTCCGGCAACCTGGTCAGGGGTGCGGTCCTCGATGGCGTGGACATAACCGCACTGCGGGCAGGCCGGAGCGGGCGGGTGGACGGCATAGCACTGCGGGCATTGGCGGTACTTTGGCCCGGCGTCCTTAGCCCCACGGCCACGGCGCATGGAGCCCTCCAGCGACCAGTCGCGATGGTCTTCGGCGAACCCATGGCGTACGACGTTGCCCACGTGGTCCAGCACGATGGCCCGTTTCTTACCTGGGTGAATCCGCATGACGCGGCCGAGCTGTTGGAGATACAGGCCGAGCGATTGCGTGGCCCGGAGCATCTGGCAGACCGTGACCACGGGCAGGTCGAAGCCTTCCGAGACGATATCGACGGTGACGAGGTGGCTGATGCGCTCGCAGGCGAGGTCATCGACGGCGGCCGCTCTATCGCGGTCGGACATGCTACCCTCAAGGACGCGGGCACGATAGCCTGCGGCGACATACTGGGCGCAGACGTTCTGGGCATGGGCCACGGACGTGCAGAATACGGCCGTCGGCAGGCCATCGGCGATGCGTCGATACTGCACGATGGCATCGCCTGTGATCGTCGGTCGGTCCACGCGTTCGTTAAGCTCGCGGCGGTTGTAATCCCCCGCCACGGTGTGAACGCCCGCGAGGTCAATGGTATTGGGGGCGTAGTAGCTGACCGGGCACAGATAGCCATCGGCCATGAGCTCGCTGACCTGCGGGCCGATTATGAGCTCGTCGAAGACGTCGCCCAGGTTGCTTCCGTCCAGCCGGCAGGGCGTGGCCGTGACGCCGAGCACGCGGGCCTGCGGGTATTGGGCGATTACCTTGGCCCAGGAGCCCGCGACGGCGTGATGGGCCTCGTCGGCGATGATGAGATCAGGCGGTTGCACGCGGTCGAACCGACGGACGAGAGTCTGGACGCTGGCGACCTGCACGAGATGGGTCGGGTCGGCGGTCCGCTGCGCGCTGATGGCGCCATGCTGGACGCCCAGCGACGAGAGGGCCCGACTGCATTGGTTGAGCAATTCCTGACGGTGAACGAGGATCATGACGCGCTTACCCTTGGCGGCGGCGCCTGCGGTGATATGGCTAAAGCAGACGGTCTTACCCCCGCCTGTGGGCAGTACCAGGAGCGGTCGGCGTCGGCCGGCACGGAGGGCGTTGCGTACTTTCTCGATGGATTCTTCCTGATATTTGCGGAGTTTAGGGGTCATTTGTAGGTTTCCGCAACTTTCCGCAACTTTCGCTTGACGGCAAGAGGTTAATCGAAAAGGGTATTCACCTCGCACTAATCCTAACCCGATGACTACCCTAACCCATAATTACCTGCTGGCCGCCGTTCATGACGTCTCGACTTTTGAGACCCTTTTCGAGGCTGTCCGTGAAGCTGAAGCCGCCGTGTTCGACCTCGCGGCTGAACCGATCCGTGATGAGGAGCACCAGCAAGACCTTGAGGATGCCGAGGACCGCCACGTGTCCCTAACTATTGCGCTTAAGGCCGCTATGGTCCTGCGTGCCTGCGGGTTCGTAAACGACACCCAAGCCCGCGCACTCGCCAACGCTCTTCCCACCCGATAACCATGCAACACCATAACCGCGCACCGCTCGGCTCCATCAAGGAAGCCGTCCAGAAAGCAGACCACACCAAGATGACGCTAAAGGAATTCGTCCAGCAGTCCGGACTGAATTACTCTTCCGTCGCCATCGCCGCCCGCAGCCAAGGGATTAAATTCCTTGATGGCCGTCGCCGCGAGAACAAGCCCAAGGCCGCCTAACCTTTCCTACCCAACCCAAACATACCATGGCCAAAAAATCCAAGCAGCAGATTCAGAATGAGTCCAAGTCCAAGGAGGTCGCCGCGAACGTGGCCGCCGAGGTCCAGAAGCTTATCGAGAATAATTACTCCTACATCGCCCAGCAGGTAACGGAAAACGGCTGGTCTGGCACGCAGGTCGGCATCCGTTTCACGGTCAAGCCTGACGGCCTCCTGGGCACGTTCCACCTGTCGGTGCCTCGCAAGGCATATCGTATCCGTATCGAGCCCGAATCTCCTGCCGATAAGATTCAGGAGAAGTTTAACTATAACGACGACGCCGAATAATCCCATGCGTACCCTTGCCATCATCCTGCTCGGCGCCGCCTTGGCCTTCGCGATCTATGCGCTGGCCAGCGGTCCCAGCCTGCTCGAAATCATCGATAACCCCCGCCTGTAATTCCATGCGCAATACCATCAAGGTTCTTACCATCACGGAAGCCGAGCGTATCGACACTGCCCGGTCTGTAATCATTACCCAACGCCTTAAGTCCCTTCAGCGCGCCGGCTACGAGCTATACGGCATCTCTTACGGTGAAAACCGACTGAAGGTTTCCCGCCTTGAATATGCCCCCACGGCTGCCGACTTCGCACCTATGCGGGCCAAGCATCGCATCAAGTATTACCTGGCGATGTTCGATATGGTCGTGGAATACCGGGAAGCATGGGGCAAGACGACCGAGAAGGTCGTAGCCTATGAATCCGAGTTTGAGGCCAACAGCCGTAAGGCAACCCCCCGCCTGTAATCCCATGCAACCCGAAGACGTCTGCCGTAAGATTGCCGAGTGCGAACGCCTTGGCCGTCCACCTGCCCGCACGATCCGCAAGCGCCTGAAGCTCTCCGGCCGTCAGTACCGCAAGGTTCTGCGTATCGGTCGCCTTCTTCTGAAGGCCACGGATAAACAATAAAACTGTTTATATGGGGCTATTTTACCACCAGCGAGGGCTCTTCCCGCTGGAATATTACCTAAAACCACACTCATACGCGAATCGACTGAAAGCCGACCTGCACGCCATGCACGAACTTAACGAACAAACCAACGCCGAGGCCGAACGCCTCAAGGCCGAGAACACCAGGCTGAAAGCCCAACTGCTCGCAGCTGAGTACCAGACGATGGTCCTCGCCGAATTGGGCCATATCCTTTCCAAGCCCACCACCCCTAAGAAAGATGCCTGACCTGCTTTCCAACCTATCGAACGCCGAGTACCACGCGCACCCGGCCATGTCGAACAGCCGCCTTAAGCGGTTCATCGATTGCCCGCGTACGATGGACGAGCCTTTCGAGGAAACCGACGCCATGGCATGGGGCACGCTGGTGCATACCCTCTTGCTGGAGCCAGATCAGTTGCCTGCCCGCTACGTGGTGAAGCCCGACGACGCCCCCAAGAAGCCAGATGCCCGCCAACGCAACGCCAAGAAGCCCAGCCAAGAGACGCTGGACGCTATCGCCTGGTGGGATAACTTCAACGCCTCCGTGGCAGGCCGCCGCGTCATCTCAGCCGATGACCAGGTTAACCTGCAGGCGCTGGAAGAGCGCATTCAAGCCGACCCCATTGCCGGTCCGTTGCTCGCCGAGCTGGGCATGGTCGAACAGTCGTTCTTCTGGCAGGACACCGTGACGGAAATCGAACTCCGCTGCAGGCCGGACGCATGGCGCCCGGATAACATCATGCTGGACATCAAGACGTGCGTTAATTGCGATCCGTACGAATTCGGCAAGGCGGCGCTTGGGATGGGCTACGATCGGCAGGCCGCCATGTACAGCGACGGCGTGGAGGCCGTCACCGGCAAGCGTCCAGATGCGTTCATCTTCATTGCCATCGAAGGCAGGGAGCGTGGCAAATTCTACATCCAGTGCCACAGCGTCGAAGCCGACGTCATGGAGCAAGGCCGCAAGCGTTACCGCACCGCCCTAGCAGATTATAAGGCCATGGTGGCCGAGCGTGGCCATGATGCCACGGCTTACCCTTACGCGGTATCGGCCTCCATCAAACCCCTCCGCGTCCCTTATCATTTCCTCAACGCCTAACAACATGACCAAGCCAAACCAATCGACGGCCGTAGCCGTCACCGAGAAGCCCGTCCAGGACATGACCGCTCGGGAACTTCTCTCGTCCAAGTACCTGACCGAGCAGACCGCCAAGGCTCTGCCCGGCTTCCTGACGCCTGACCGCTTCATGCGGGTGACGCTGACGGCGTTCAACAAGAACCCCAAGCTGATGGCCTGCACCCCTGCATCCATCGCGTCGGTGGTCCTGCAGTGCGCGCAATTCGGCATCGAGCCCGACGGCCGCCATGCCCATATCATCCCGTATAAGGACGAGGCACAGCTTCAACTGGACTACAAAGGTCTGGTGATGCTGGTTCGCCGCTCCGGCGATATCAGCACGATCCATGCAGACGTCGTTCGCAAGGGTGACGTGTTCAAGGTGAACCTCGGCCGCATCGTCGAGCATTCGGTGGATTACTCCACGGCCGCCGGCGAAGTGTACGCGGTGTACGCCACGGCCACCATGAAGGACGGCTCCACGCAGTCCGTGGTCATGCGCCGCGAAGAGGTGGACGCCATCGCCGCCCGGTCCCGTTCGGTGCAGGCCGCCAAGCAGCACGGCAAGCAGACGCCCTGGGATACCGACTGGGCCGAGATGGCCAAGAAGACGGCGTTCCGACGCCTGACGAAGTGGCTCCCGCTGTCCTATGAGGCGGCCGAGATCGTCGAGAAGGAACAGCGCCGCGAGTTTGCCTTTGACGAACCTAAGCCGACCGTGGCGGCTACCGTCACGCAGCGCATCGCCAAGGCTAAGGCCATCGAGATGGTGGAAACCACCGAAACCACCAAGACGGAGGCACAGGAAGATGGCCAAGAAGATTACTGATTTGCGGCCGCTCATGACGGAAGAGGATGTCGTGAGCCACTGGAAGGGCGCCGTAACCAAGACGACGCTAGCCACGTGGCGGGCTCGCGGCAAGGGCCCTAAGTACATCAAGGTTGGCCGTGCCGTCCTTTACCCCCAGAAGGAGGTTCAACGCTATGAGCTCAGAGCAACCCGATAAGGACCGCGACGTTACGTTCGCTACCCGGTACATGCTGACCGAGGCCAATACCATCGAACGCCATTACAGGCTTAAGGATCTGTCCCTGGCATTGGCCAAGGACATGACGACTGCGGCCGTCCTGCACTGCAAGGGGGCGTTCCCCTTGGCCACGGTGAAGGCCAGCGTGTCGGCTCGTGGCAAAGTAACCTGCACTGTTTCCTAACCCACCCATGAAACCAAAGAAAGAAACCCTAGCCTCGCTCCGCAAGGACCGAGACGATTGGAAGGCCATCGCGGAATCGCGTGGCGACGTCATCAGCGCACTGCGGCAGGAATTCGCCAGCCTGCAGGATAGTTATCACCTGCTCAACGAGGCCGTGGCCCGTGTGCTCAAGTCCGAGAAGGGGGAAAAGCGATGAGCCGCCCCGATTACGACCCTTCGCAGGAAGAGATCACGAAACTGCGTCTGCTGCTCAACCAGGCTGAATCCCAGCGTGACGCGTTCAAGGCCGCGATGCATTCCGAGGTGAAGGACATCATGCGCCGTGCGGTCTCGCAGGCCACCTATGATGCCCGGTACGACGCGGAGGCTTCCCTGAAGGAAAACGACGAGGCCGAGAACACGATCGCGCAGCTGAAGGCGAAGCTGGAGAACCGGGATAGGGAGGTGGCTGCTTTAAAGGCCGAGGCTGACCGATTTAAGGCCGAGGTCGAGCGGCTCCGCAAGGCGGGGGATGCGATGGTGCAACTGCTTGACCAGATGGATGTCGTGATGGATATGAACAGCGACCACCCAGAGGTTGATGCTTGGAAAGCCGCCAAGGATGGCAAGCAGTCGTGAGCGACATGAACCTAATCATCCTGACCGACATATATACGAAGCAAGAGGTGACGGTGAATCCTTCGGCAATCGTCATGATGCGCCGATACGATGCCGAATATGGCGTAGCTGCACGCACGTATGTAACCTTTACTGGTGAATCCTGCACTGTACTTGAGACGCCCGAGAAGATCCGTCAGCTAATCCAAAACGCCTGCGGAGTGGTTCAGGTCGAATTGCCATATGGCGGCGTTCCTGGCATGCATCATCCACGCCGAGATGATATCGGCAAATATACCGACAAATGAACACCCACCACGAACGCATCGTCGAGCTAGAGGCCGACGTTGCCCGGCTCAAATGGCAGGTGGCTCAGTTGTTTGATTATGCCCGCCGAGAGGATGCCGCGAAGAAGGCCGCCTATGACGAGATGATGAAGGCCGTCAGGGCTAAGACGCTGGCCGAACCATACCGAATCGATGACCCTACCCGCTGATATCCAGGAACGCGCGGCCTATCTCCGCATCTCGCCCGACCGCCTGACCTCCCTTCTGGCCTGTGGATCTGACAGCCCCGGCCCAGGCTGGAGCAATAAACCGTCCAAGCGCCGGCTGAAGGACCACCACATCCGCAAGCACCCCCGTATGCGGTCGTATTATATCGTCATCCGTACGGTCGAAGGGGACGTGCGTCTGAACGGTACGACGTCGATTATCGAGACGCGTAAGATTCGTGACGCGTATCTTAAATCCATTGGCCGTGAGTAACCCTTTCCCATTTCTGGCCCTCATGTTGCTTGGGTGCACCGCCCAGGCGCACGACGATACCCGGTTGCTTCATGCGATCGGTCAGGTCGAAGGCGGCGTCCGTACCCAGCGTGGCGACGGCGGCAAGGCATACGGCCTGTACCAGACTCACCGGGATGCATGGGCTGACGGCAACGCTCAGCTAGCCCGCGAAGGCCGACCGACCTATTCGCTGACCCAGTGGCGTTCCCCAGTCGCCCAGGATATGGTGGCCTTGGCCCTCCTGCGTGCCATCAGAGCCCGTTTGACGGCCGAAGGGATACATACCCCCACCCCAGCCCAGATAGCCCTAATCTGGGGTATGGGCTATAACGGCGCCAAGCGGGTAGGGTTTAACCCCCAGCTAGCCCCCGCCGCGAAAGCCGACTACGCCCAGCGAGTTGCGAACCTCACCCATCGGTAGGGCTTGACGGGATAACGCCCCAGCCCACGCTTTTCGGCGTCGCCTGTTGGGTTTGCGAGAGCCCGCGCACTGGGTTAGGTGTAGGAGCAGGCGACAGCCACCCTTCGGGGTGGCTTTATTTTTGCCCCCTACGTTGGCCTAGGAAGCCTTTTGACGCCAGAGGCGGGTCAGTACCGCCACCCCTACGCCAAAACAGCCCACGGCCAACGCTAGCCCCAAATCCCTGCAGGTCTTAAGGGCCATCGTGGCAGACGATAGGTTTCTTTCGAGGTTCTTGTCGTCCGACTTCGTGCCGGCGTCCGTTATCAGCATCACCATCGCGTTGGTATCCTGGAACGAACCAAGGATGAAATCCGAGATATAGGCGACCGACCCGGCGGTAACGATGCAGGCCAGCGTTATGATGGCCACCGCCCAGAGCAGGTTGCGCTCAGCGCTTACGCTTGGCTTTGCTGGGCTTGGCTTTGCCATGGGATTTAGGAGTTACCTTGGCCACCTCGGCCTCGCCGCGTGCCTTCACGTAACGTAGCAGGTAATCCGTGGCCTCCGGCGCGCAGTACCCGCATGCCCCCACCACGGCCATACGCAGGCCGACGCTGGCGATATGGTCCTGCACTCCGTACCCGACCAGAGCGGCCGTGATCGCGGCGGCCGATACCCGGCGAACCACCCAGCCGGCCGAAACGGGTTCGGTGCTGAGCAGGAGCCGAGCGGCCATGGCCAGCCCACCCAGCGACGACGCGATGATGCCATCTTTGACGAGGGCTTGCGTCTGCTCGTTATCGACTGGGGCGGGGGGCGGGCTCACTTGAAATAGGTCACGACCTGAATACGGTTGATTCGGAATTTACGCAGTTGGATGCGGTGCACCTTACCCTGCTTCTCCAGCTTGCCCATCATGCGGAACACCTGTGCCCGGCAACAGCCGTGAACGGCCATCAGCTCGTCGATGCTGACATACCCATCCGGCGTCGGGTCTTCCTGATTGTGCTTCATGTTGAAATACGCCTCAAGGAGACGCTGGGCTTTTACTTCGGGAGTTTCCATGTTTCGGTGCCGTCGTGGATATGTAGTGTAGGCTGTAACGAGGTTTCGCAATACTCTCCGTAAACGAACCCCTGTGACCAGGCTAAGGTGCTCTTACGGGTGTTAGCATATTCCATAGCACCCCTGCGGGTCAGCGTACCCACGGAGATGCCGCGTGAAGGGTTGAACGTGCGTCCGGCCTGAATGCTGGCCTTATGGGTATGGGCAAAGATTACGTTCCCATAGGTCTCTGCCATATCGCGGCAGGAATTCTCGTTGTAGATCGTGCCGTGCGTGAACAGGTAATCGCCCAGCTTGTATGCCTGGAACACGCCGATATATGGAATCAGGCGGGCATGAAGCTTCAGCGCCGTGGTCTCGATGGCCTCTATACAGGTCTCGGCAGCAAGGGCTCTCAGTTGGTTATGGCTGTTGCGGTCGCGCCACAGGCGGTACTCATGGTTCCCGCAGAGAATCGTGGTGCACCTCAGTTGATTCAGGAAATCGACGCCCCCCTGCAGGTCGGGCTTAAGGGGTTCGCCGTCGCCATTGGAACCGCCCATGAAAGGGGACATGTCCGTGAAGTCCCCCAGGTGAATCATCTCATGCGGGGCGTACTGCTCGCGGAACCTAAGCACGGCCTCCGTGGCCAGCGGGTCGGCGTAGATGCCATGCGAGCAGCCGACCGCCATGAACCGCTTCCATGGTTGGGTGATGTTCATCGGATGCGGCGGTATCCCTGTTTCCAGAGAGCCTTGGAGATATAAATGCCGATGTTATCCACCGCGTCTTCAGTCAGGAACGGCTGTACATCGTGCACCAGCTCGTGCACCAGCGTGTCCAGCAGCTCTTCCTCTGATTGGCGCGGGTCGATATGAATCTTACCTGTACCCTTCCAGCATACGCCGAACGGCGTCTTGCACCCGGATCGGTGCGTGGGCTTGGCCTTCCCTAGCTTGCGGAAGGTGATATCCGGCTCACGGATTTGCTGGCGGCGCTTGGTCATCGGGCTGGGTAGGTTTTCGGATTATGCGAAAATAGATGACCCAAGCCACCGCGAGGATGGCGCATAGGCCAGTGGCGATGGCTACCCCTGGCACGAACCATGGGCTGGCGAACAGGTAAGGCAAGGCACCGATGGCCCCGCCTACCGCAAATGCCCCCAGAGCCCGGATATACTGGCCAAGGATGGCCAACCCTAGGGCGGCAAGGAAACAAGCCCCAGCGGCCACCGTGAAGGCATTACGGATACCCTCTGTTTTGACCCGCTCCACTTCGGCCGTGAGCTCGACCACCTTGGCGTTAGCCTCTTTCAGCGCCTTCTGGTTTTTGGCGGCGTCCTGTTCAGCCTTCTCCCAGCCCTTTTCAATGACGGCCAGCAGCTTGGCCCCAGCCTCCATGGCCCGCTTATATTCGGCAGGGTCATTCCGCATCACGCGGTTTGAGATGTAGGCCAAGTTATGGGGATCAGGGGCTGGCAGGTAAGAGGCCACCACGGCCAGCTCTTGCTCGACCACGGCGGGCTTACCCTGGGCATTGGCGTTGCGTGCCACCTGCACCCCTGCGGATACTCGGGCGTCGGCCTTGTCGATTTGGTTGCCGATCGTGGCTAGCTCGTTGACCGGAGGGGTAGCCGTACCGGTGCCTTGCGTATCGGTTACAGAGCAGCCGCCCAACAGCGCCGCGTTAATAAGGAAAATTGTTATTAACGCAGAACGCATTTGCCTTCGGTTACTTCTTAAGGGCGGTAAGCACGTCAACGGCTTTGCCTTCGGCGGCCTTCAGCTTGTCGAAATGCTTACGAACCACCAGAGCACCGCCGATGAAACCAACCAGTGCACCGATGAGGAATGAGAGTAGGATTGCCATATATGTATTTAGGAAAGTTTGAGCTCTGTCACCTTGGCGTTAACTTCGGCTTCCGTGCCGATGATGGACTGCCACGCGGTGAAGTACCGCGTATCCTTAGCGGCCACAGCTCGCAGGACGATCTTAGCGCCGTCATGTAGGACAACGGTCTGCCCGGCCTTGATGACCAGGTTGTAGGGAATGGTAGGTGAGCTCATCAGGAAAGTTTTGAGAGCAGCGCCTGCACCTGGGCTTCCAATTCCGCGATGCGTTCCGCGTCGGACTTGACGGGGGTCTCGGCCTTATAGGCGACGGAGACGAGATACTCGTCCGTCATCTCGGCGTTGCCGAGGACTTGGCGTCCGTCTTCGCAAGTAATGGAAAGGAGGTCGTCGGAGCGGGTCCAGACGAGGCCGTTGTGATCGGTGTAAGGCATAGGGTTTAGGAATAGGTGATGATGAGTGCGAACCCGTTGCCGCCGTTGCCGCCAGCACCAGAGGTGAAGCCGTTGTCGGACGCACCGCCGCCACCGCCACCGCCACCGGGCCAGCCGCCGTTTCCACCATTAAACGTGGCGTTTGAAATGCCAGAACTATATCGCCCAGACCCGCCACCTGTTCCGGCTTGAATGTATTGAGTTGTCGAAGATGTTCCGGCGGTTGCGTTTGCGGCAATTGTTGCTCCAGCCCCTCCAGCGACTGAGTTTCTAATACCGGAGGTTGTCCCGGCGGCGCTGAAGCCACCACCGGCCGCACCATTGATATCGAAAGTTTGACTGGCCTCGGCCCCCGCACCGCCTGCACCGCCAGCAGGAATGAGCATATAAGCGATTGGAGGATTTCCGGGGTTGGCCGCACCTACCCCTCCAACATTGCCATTACCAATGGCGACTGTGCTGAAAAACGACAAAGAAGTTCTACTGGCGCCATTTGTTCCACCAGCCGTGGCTGTTCCTCCACCTGCTGCGTTTCCTCCGATCGCTTTATAAGGTCCAAAGGTTGTATCTACTCCAGCTGTTCCAGCGTTTCCATTTGAGCTGTTTGAGGTGGCGCCTGCACCGCCAGCTCCACCAGCACCGACGACTACCGTCTCAGTAGATGCAAGAAACCCCGCACCAATTCGTCCGTAAAAAATCGCTCCACCGCCACCACCACCACCACCACCACGCCTTACTGTGGTTGCTTGACGCGCCCCACTTCCAGCCCCACCACCACCTCCGACAAGGTAAATCTCGACCCATTTTGCATTGGCAGGCTTCGTCCAAGTGAAAGTCCCGCTGGTCGTGGACGATCCAAACGTCTGGATGTCCGTCCCACCGCCACCGCCGGAGATCGCCGCCCATGCCCCGTCCTTGCGTCCGTAGGTCGTGCCGTTGGAGGCCGCATCGTTGAAGGTGGCGATGGTGCCGAGGCCGAGGTTCGTGCGGGCCGTTGCCGTATTCGCCAAGCCAGAGAGGTTATCGGTGGCAAGCATTCCAGCCGTGGCCTGCGTGGTGCCGTTGGCAAAGGTGATGTTGGCACCCGAGGAAGCCGTGAGCGTAAGGCCCGACCCGTTGAGCGTGGCGTTGGCTGCGTTGATGGTGCTTGCCGTCAATGTGCCCGACCCGAGGTTGATGGTCGCGATGTTCGATGACGTTGCCGTGTCGTAGATGTACGGCGAGGAATACGTGAGCGTGCCAGAACCACCACCACCGACCGCAGTCCAGGTTCCGTTAAGGCGGCCGTAGGTCGTGCCGTCAATCGGAGCCTCCGGAACACCAGCCACCGCCGCCGTGGTCTGCACCGTGCTGTCGGCAAACGTGATGGACGAACCATTAATGACGATGCCCGAAGGCGTGGAGCCGTTGCCGAAGTTAAGCACGCCCTGGTCAAGAGCCGCGAAGTTATCGGAGCCGTCCAGAGATTTGATGCTGGCACCGGTGACGGAGAAAGCCGAAGAGCCGTTAAGCAGGGCGTAGCCTGACAGCGCAGCGGACGTGATATAACCAGCCGGGTTCGTCTGCAAATAATAGGTGCTCGCTGCCGTGGCCGATTGCAGGTAAGGCGATAGGGCAGAAGAGGTGATATACCCTTGAGCCTTCACGAATGCCGTGGTGGCAATCGACGTATCATTATCCCCGGTGGCTGGGGTCGGCGCCTTTGGATCGCCGGTGAACGTGGGCGAGGCCAGTGGGGCGTAAGTGCTCGCGGCCGCGCTGGTGGTCAGCAAGCCCAACGTGCCAAAGCTCTTATTCTTCCACAGGCTGGTGGAAGATTCATAAGCCAGCAGGTCGAGGTTAGCTACCGCCGAGATGGCTACATTATGGAGCTCTTCCAGCTCAAAGCCATTGGCTATGCGAAGCTGAATCTTGCCAAGCGTCGGATGGGCGCGAGTCACCACGCCGATGAACACCATATGGTTAGGTGCCGAAGGCTTAGTCGTCGTATATTCGCCGGCAACCGTAGGGCTTAGGTAGAGTTTGTCCCCATCGGCATATGCATTCAGCGACAGGTTCTCGATGACGCCTGCCAGCACGATATTGCCGCTTCCGTTGTTGGCGATGTCAGCCTGGATTAGTCCGTAAGTGCCAGACGACGTGGCTTCAGAGTTTGCCTGTGCCTTGGCTACCGTCGGCAGGTTGCCATGCGTACCGTTGATATAGACCACCGTCCCAGCCGTCAGCGTGGCGCCGGTCTGGTTGGAGACGACGGCCGTCAGCTTGTCGGCAGACGATAGGGTAGGGAACGTGATCAGCGAGCCGTCACCCGCAATATACTGGGCGGCCGTGCCAGTCGGAATAGGGAAATAGGTCGAGGCCGCCGTGGCAGGAGAAATGCCAGCCGTAGTCTGCGTCGTCGCGTCTGGGAACAGGATGCCGGTATTCGTAAGGCGCATGCCCAAACCAGCGATATCGGAAAGGATGATATCGCCTGCGGTGATGTTCGTGACGAACGACCCATCGTTGACCAGGTACTGTCCTGACGTGATGTTAGTCCATTCGCCGACCTGCACGGAATAGAATTTCGGCGTATAGGACCATGCGCCATTCTTGCGCGTATATCCGTAACCGTTCGATGGGGCATCGGTCAGATATCCCTGAGACGTCACCCATGACTGCGTGGCGTAGTCCGATAGGTCTGCAGTCGTCAGATAGCCTGCCGGGTTGGTTACGGGGTAATAGGTCTCGGCTGCATGATCTACGGTCTCATAGGCCGACAGGTCGATGCTGATGGTCTGGGTAACGGCATTATAAGACAGAGGCGCCGTGGCATAGACGATGCCCGACGAACCAGCAGGACCAGCGGGCCCTTGGACGCCTTGGATACCCTGCGGAATGCCGAAGTTAAGGATGGCCGCCAAAGAGGTGCCAGCGTTCGTGACCGTGGCCGAAGAACCGGGAGAGAGCGTGGTCGTCGTGCCGACCGTGACGGAGGCCGCAGGACCGGGCGAACCGACCTCAAGGACGAGCTGGCGATTCTCGGTCGAAAGCGTGATCGCAGGACCGGGATTAACCGTCAGGTCGAATGCAGGCGTTTCCTCTGGCCGCAGGGTCAGAGTTACAGTCCCAGGGCTAAAAGCTACTAGTTGCATTTATTTGGTGATGGTATCGACGACCTCAAGGCGACCCTTGGAGCTGAATACGACCGTGCCGCCATAGACAAACTTCAGGTCGGTATTCATGGCGCCTAGGGCGAAAGCGGCCGTCTGGGCGTTCGTAAAGGATACCGTAAAATCGATGTTATTCGGGGCGACCGTAACGACGCCATAAACCGTGTTTCCGCAGTGGTCCTTCACGGCACAGGTGACGGTCACGCCGGCGAGATTCGGAAGGCCGCCAACAGCGGGGGTCCATACCCCATCGAAAACCACGCTTTGCCCCTGCCTGATGATAACTGGGTCTGCCATACTATTGGGGTTTAGGTTGATGGTTTACACGCCAATGTTGGCCGTGGCGGTGCTGAACGTCTTGGTGTAACCAGTCCAAGCGCCGTTCCAGTCGTCGTTCTTGTTGCTGTATAGGGGCCACGTCGCCCACGGCGGGGTGTCCACACTGTCGTTATCCCAGCGAATCGTGCCGTTATGGACCTCCTGAGTCGTCAGGGTAAGCGTCCCGATGAGGTGCTGGGTAATGCTCCAGGTGCTCGTTTCGGTGTCGTATTGCAGGGTGGCAATCTTCACCCGCTGGCAGTTGTAATTCTGCAGCTTGTCGTCTTGGCCCACCTCGCCGTTGAAAGTAACCTCATAAGGCGACGTCGGGATGGGAACCGTAACCGTCTTGTAGATGAATACGTGCTTCCACGCGATCGTGTCGCCGTCCAGCTCAGGGTACCACGGACGGCTCTTGGTTTCGGCGTCAGAGCCGGAGGCCATCACCGCAAGGTAAGGCATACCTGGTGTGCCGGTCTCGGATTCAAACTGATTGCGGACCAGATAAACGCCCCAGGTATTGGAACCGCTCGCGGGGGTCTCGCCATCTGCCGCCACGAATTTGTTGATTTCCACGTACCCGTCGTTCGATGCCCATTCGCTGGATGCGTTCGTTCCGGTCGTCAGCTTGTCCGTCGGATAGACCGCGAACTTATTGACAGAATACTCGTTCATCTGGTGCGGAAACGGCACAGGGATATTCGTCCCTTGCCTGCACAGCACCCGGCCACGGACCACCCTTACGATGGTCTTGGCTGGGGTTTCTCCAACCGCTGCAATGGCGCCCAGAGCCACGCGGAACTGCTCGTTTCCTCCACCGCCCAGATCGTCGGGAAAGTTGATTACCAGCGAATCCCCTTCGGGAGTGCAGATGACGTCGTAACCGATGCCGGGCTGGATGCTCATAGGACGGCGTAAACCTCGGTCGGGAATCCGTCCTGGTTATACCGGATGGTGTACGTAATCTTATAGACCTTGGTCGAGAAGCGTTCCGTTGCCACGTTCGTAAGCAACAGCTGCGGGCTACCATCGGCCGCAGTGAAAACGCCACCGTAGTAATCAGGCAGGATGCGGATACCGTTGATTAGGTTCGTGGTCATCGTGCTCAGGTTGCGGTCGCGGATGTCGTTCATGACCGCCGTGGACGTGGTGTAGATGACCCCAGTCCAAGACGTGACGCGTGAGAGATAGGACTTCTTGCCGTAGAACTTCGGGAAGGCCGGGTCCAGGAAGCCGACGAACTTGCTACCCTTGGCGTCGATGAAGTGCGAACCATGGTTGCCGACATAATACGTGTTCTTATCGTTCGGCTGCAGGGTGCGGGTAGAGGCCGGGAAATTCGGGGCGATGGTCGGCGTGGTCGTACCTGAGCCGACGCCTGCGATCGGGTCGCCACCGAACACGAAATCATCTCCGCTCATGACTTCCTTCCAGAAGTGCGGGTGGTTCTCGATAGGCTCGGTGCTCGTGCCTTCCGTGCCGGCGGCCTGCGGATAGGTCACATAAACGACCCCTTCACCGTAGGATGCCTGGGTAAGAACGCCGACATAGGTCACGGATACGCGGGCCTTCTTGCCGCTGCCGAACACCCGCTTGCGCTTGTCGGCGAACATGAAGTTATAACGGGCATCTGGGTGCTCGTCGCCCGGGTTCGGGATATACTCTGAATCAGGGCCGACCTTGCTCTCGTCGATTTCAAATACGCAGGTGCCCGTGAACAGGCCGTACGAATCGTCGTCGATGGTGTACCCTTCCTGCAGGACCGCAGTCTGGTGGTTGTTGCCGATCGTGATTAGTGCCATGGTCGTGGTTTAGCGGAAGGAGATGCTGGGCTTATACGTCGAACCCGTATCCTTCGTATAGTCCTCCTGGCGGGCGGGCAAGCGTTCCTCGATTCGCCGCAGGGTTTCGTTCTGCTCGCGCTGGGCGTCGAGCTGTTCCTGCATGGAAGTGATGATGGGATTCGTCCCCATGCCGAAGACGGCGTTCTGGACGGCCAACGCGTCGATGCCCTTGGCCTGCGTGGTCTTAGTCTGCTCTTCGCGTAAGGCGTTCACGTTCTCGATATCGCGTACGGCGTTCTGCACGCTCTTGTCACGGGAAGCGCTCTCATAGGTGGCCATGGAAAGCATCAGCCGTGAGCCCGGCCCCAGCCGTTTATAGAACCGCTCCATGTCCTGGTCTGATGCATTACGCAGGAAATCTTCCGTCACGACCTCACGAGCCTTGGTTGCCTTGGCCTTCTCTTCGATTTCGTTGGCGCGATCTACCATGCCGCGAGCACGCCGAACGGTCGCACTGTCCAATTCCTTGGACTCGCCCTTGGCGGCGAAGTCCAGCGCCTCCTTGGCCTTCTGGCGGTTCTCTTCGATTTTGTTCGAGACGTAATCGATGGCCTTATTCAGCAGGACCATCGGGGCGATGAAGGAAAGCAGCAGGTCTTTGCCGAAGCTCTCCATCTTCTTGTTGATGCCAGTAACGGCCATCTCCATGGAGCTCATGGCCTTCTTGGATTTGTCGGCGGCCTCCGGGACGTTCGTCTCGGCGTTGATGTTCACCTGTACTTCGTTTGCCATGGTTAGTTGCGGTTAAGGATTTTGTTGAAGTTAGCCTGGATATATTCGTCCTCGGAAGTAAGCACCTTTAGGTCGGCGCCCTTCATGGTGGCATAGGCCGTAGCCAACCAGATGGCCTGACACTCCGGCATGTCCCAGGCTTCCTTCAGGCTGACACCACCAGCGGTAAGCGCCGAAACGATATTCAGCACCCACGGCACGCCGTTGGTACCAGCCCGGCCGCCTTCCTTACGCCAGAATTTCGGGTGGTTGTCCTCCAGCATATACCCCTTGAACTCGATACATCCTTCGATGAACTTCTTGGGGTTGTCCGATAGCTCGATAATCTCGCCCAGCTCGGCGTTCGTCAGCTTGCCGATGGGCTCGCCGGCGCACACCTTGACGGCCACCAGCAGATCCAGCGGACGGAAGTCGCCGTTCTCCTTGGTAAAGGGGGAACCAAGGGAGGCTAAAGTGACGCGGTGACGCAGGCAGAAAGGCGAAACCAAACGGCCCAGAAACTTCGTCTGGGCCGGGTCGGTAAACGCGCGTAGGAACCGTTCGTCCATCAAGGAACAGGCGTGTAAGACGCGATGCTATCCCATTGGGCGACGGTGGCCTTGAACGTCACGTAATCGCCGTTACGGCCAGACTCCGTGACATCCTCCACAAAACCGGTAATGGTGGAAGATGGGCTGACATCGGTCTGAATCGCAAAGGTGATAGGGGCGCCTTGCTCCGGCATATCGGAGGTAAGCACGGTACCCTCGATGTCCATCACGCGTTGCTTGCCGTCGTAACGCACGCCGATCGTGATGCCTTGCTGGTCCTTAAGGAGATTCTTGAGCTCAAAACCCTTCTTAACCGAGTAAGAGGTAACGATGAGATTAGCAACCGTGCCGAGCACGCCATGCTTGCCAACCGTGCCGATAATAGAAGCAGCCATTTGCTATTGGCCGCCAAGTTGACGATTAAGGGCCGGGGTTGACCACGCACCGAATCAGCATCGTCGTGACGCTGTTCCAGTAGTTACCCTCTGGGTCATGGCCTTGCTGGGGTTCCCCTGGGCGAGCCATGTAGATGTAAGCATCCACAGGCGAGGCGGCGGCAAACGCGGCCTTGATGCCCGCCTCGTTGGCTAGGGTGGCCAAGACGCTGGCCTCGTGCTGGCGGTGCTGTGCCAGGGTAAAGTCGTCGGCGTTATCCGAGATGACCACCCGGACCGAGCAATCGTAATTGCCTAAGCCGTCAGGCATCAGGGCTGGCGTCCGCGCGCTCTCGCAGGTAACGACCACCTTTGGGTGGACGGCCACGGCCGTGCTATCCCCTGGGTAGATGTTCACGCCGGCCAGCGTCGGTTCGGCCTGCAGGAAGGCCACGAGGCCAGCTTCAATGATATGACGTACGGAGGTGGTGCCCATAAAGGTTAGGTGCTTTTCTTCTTATTGGCCTGTGCGACCATCTTTTTGATTCGGTTCTCGATGTCGCGCTGGATGTTCGCGGTGCGTAATCCAAGCACAATGCTCTTTGTTTTGGCGTCCGTGCTGACGCTGTTCAGGTCGCCGATCATGTTGGCCACCGTCATGCTGACCGTATTCGTACCCTTGGCCATAGAGAAACGACCTTGCCCGGATGACTGGGCCTTAATCCAGTCCCCGACGCCGGCCCGGCCATATTCCATCTCCTTGCCCCTAGGAGACGGGTTCGGGATGAGTTGGAGGGCATCCCACCACCCAGCCTTCAAACGGCCTACATGGGCCTGCCGTTGCGTTATATAGGCTATCAGGGTCTCTTCGTCGGGTACAATCTGGGCGTTCGTCCATGACCCTAGGGGGTTGAAGGGCTTGCCGTTCTTCTTAAAACGGCCTCCCGTCTTTTCGAGCATAGCCTGGTGCAACGGCCTAAGTTGCTTGGTATAGCCCAGCAGGCCGTATTCGTTTCGGCGTGGGTTAGACTTGGCTAGGTAATTCTTAGCCTTACGCAGCGCACGATCTAGGTCGTAGTCTTGGCAAATCTTGCGGAGGACAGGGGATAGCTTGCTCAGAACCTTATTGTTCTGGCCGAGAATCAATTTGTTGAATTCGGCCTTATTGTCGGCCTTCACGGCGATGGCCAGCCGTTGCTGGAATAGAAATACCGGGGCTGTCCCCTTGCCGTCCATGGCCACGTACAGTTTGCGGATGTCCTTCTCGACCGCCCGCTTACCGGCCTTCTGGCCTGTGGACGTCAGGCCGCCACCACCCCCCGCAGCCATCGGCGGGGTGAACGCCATCATGTCGCGGCAAATCAGCTGGGCCTGCTTCAGCCCGATATCCACCATGGCCTCTCTGGACATGGCCGATAGCTCGTTCATGGCCGTCTGGAACTCGGCCATGGTCTTAGGTACGATGCCCGCTTTTACCTTCATGCGCCGTCGTCGATGACCTGCAGAGTCACCCATGCCGACGTGCGTTTATAAGTCACCTGGGTGATGCGGACGCCCTTGCCGTTAACGACCAGCTTCTTGCCGTAGGCTAGGGATGGGACCACGGCGTTGGAGGCGATGACCGGGCCAGATGCCCCCACGGAGCCGTCTGGAAGGCTCCAAGCGGCCGTTTCAGCCACCAGCCGTACCGAGTGCCCCACCTTGTCAGCAAAGCCTCCCTCGCCGAAAACCTGCGAGGTCATAGGGTCGCTGATCATGCAGCGGAACGTCAGACCGCCATCGGCCGTCTGGCCGGGCACCCCTAGGTCTTCGATGATTTCCTTAGCATCAGGCAAAAACTCAGCGTAGAGGCTCATACTTTATGTAAAAAAAAAGCCCCCAGTTAAGGGGGCTTCGTTCGTTCGTCCTCTTCCGATTAGGGGTTGAGGGCGAGGGCCATCGTGCCGCTCGTGATACCCTTCGCCGAACCGAACATGACTTCGATGGAGGCGATAAGGTTACGGGTGGACGGGTCAGCCCAGACGTTGTAGAACACCGTGATACCGAGCTTGTCGATGGTCACGGAGTCCGACACGAGGAACTTGTCCTGGACGAGCGAGAAGTCCGGCTTGGCGGTACCGATCGCGATGGCCTCAGGCGAGCAGGCGAACGCGGCCAACTTGGCCTGACCGTTGAAGGCGGTAGCGTAGTGGACGCCGTTATCGAAACCGTAGGCGCCAGGGACGAGGGCCAACGAGGTGGTGTTGACCGGGATGAGGTTGGCGTAGATGCCGGAGTTGGTCACGAGGCCCTTGCGGGTGCTCTTGGAAACGGCGGCCCAAAGAGCCTTCATCTCAGCGGAACCAGGGGTGAACGCAGAGTCAGCAGCGGTGGCAACAGCGGCGCCATAATTGGCGGTCGTAATGTTCGCGGTGATGAGCGCCCAGATCTTGTCGGCGAACGCATCGACGTTAGCCTGGACAAGCTGCTCCAGCTTGAAGCCGTTCTGGATGTCCGCGTTGGACAAGCCGAAGGGCTGGTAGATATGGTCGAGAGTGACCGTGGTCTTGCCGACAGTCGCGCCACCGATCTGGGAGAAGTCGGTCGGGTTGACGACGGTGGTCGAAGCGGCCGTGACGAGACCGACCTGCAGGGTCTCCTTGGGCTTCTTGACCTCATCGGCGAAGTTGGTGGAGAAGAGGCTCAGGGCCGACATGCGGGCGCCGAGGGCGGTGAGCATCTTATTGCTGATGGTGGAGCCGACCAGCGCGGCATCGAACGTATTAGCCATAGGTTTTAATTATGAGTGTTGGGGGTGAAAGTGTTTTAGAGGCCAGCCTTGCGGATGGCGTAGAGCTCAGCCTTATGCTTGGCGAAGAACGCGGCCTGCTCCTTACCGGAGAGGGCCAGATAGGCATCCTTCAGGTCTTTGCCCGTGAGGGCGGCGACGGGCTCGGAAGAGGCAATCTTGAGCGGTGCGGCGGCAGCGGATGCGCTGGCCTTCTCGGCGACCATCTCGGCGGCCTTAGCGGAGGCGGTAGCCTGGGCGGCTTCCAGCTCCTTGACCTTGAGGGCGAGGGCGTCGCGCTCAGCCGAAAGGGTGGCGAACGATTCCTTCATGGCTACCAATTCGGCACCAACGGTGTTCGCGGAAGCAGAAAGGGTATCACGCTCAGCGGTGATGGCCGAAAGGTCGGCGTTCAGCTGGGCGACGAGGGCTTCAGGAGTGGTCTTGCTCATGTCTTCAACCTTGGACTCACTGTTGACGATAGCCGCCGGGTCCATGACCTCGACGCCCAAAGCCTCCACGGCCGCCCGATTGTCCTGGTCATTGTCGATGAACAGGTCCACACGCTCGCCGGCATCGAGCATCTTCTTGACCGCTTCGGCCTTGAATTCTGGTGCGGGCTTGCCCGTGTCGTTCATGATCAGAACCTCGTAATCCAAGTCGATGGCCTCCAATTCCTGTTCGGTCTTGGCACGCTCGGATTCGGGTCGGTTCGTCAGGACGACGACCTCTTCGGCGTTCTCGTCGATGAAGTCCAGCACGGGCTGGATTGGCTGGTGTTTGTCGTCGAGAATGGTCCCGTCGATATCGGTGATGAATCGTGGCATGGTAGAAAGTTGTTCGTCCTCGGCCATGGACGTAAGCCGTCGAGCGGAGGCCGATGCGGCCTTGCGTTCGCGGTCGAGCTGCTTGACCTTGGCTTCCGCCCAGTCGGCGGTCCGCATGATGTCGCCCGAAGTCGGGCCACCCCATAACGCCCACGCAACGGCACCCGCTCCAGGGAATGCCTCGTTGTCGGGCTTGTTCTTCGGGGCGTCCATGTCCCCACGGTGGCGCTGGAACCATGGCCCCATGCGCCGTAGCTTGTCTTCCGACACGGTACCGGACGCCATCTCGCGGGCTTCGGCCAGCGTCTTATCCGTCACTCCGTCGCCAGACTTGCCATCACGGTGCCAGTCAAGGCCACGCTGCGCGGCGTCGCTGACGTACGATGGCACCTTGATGGCCATTACTTAGGCCGCCGAATTGCGGGTGGACGCAAGCGCATCCTCCAGCGTGTCGTAAAGCCCGGTGATAAGGCCGAGCGTAGCCGCCTTACGGCCGGTGAACACCTGACCACGCATCGCATCGTCGGGCACGTTCGTGCGCGTCTTGCGGACGTCGGCACGGAATTGGGCGCCAAGCTCTTCGGCGTAGGCAACCAGGTCGTCGATTTCGGCCTGCGTCACAGGGGTGCCATCTGCACCGCCCTTGAGGTCGCCGGAGGTAATGGAGATAATCTTAACCCCAGCATTCTCGTATGCCTTCGACCAGTCTTCGACCACGACGCGTACGCCGATGGAACCGATCACTGCGGAAGGCGAGGCAAGGGTGCGGTCGGCAGCCGATGCGACGTAATAGCCTGCGGAACAGGCCATGTCGCAGAATGCCGTGGTCGGCTTGGCCGTGTTGCGGACCATGTTCGCCGTTTCTTCGACGCCACGAGCGGCACCGCCAGGGGAATCGACCAGCATCCAGATCTCGGAAACGGTAGGGTCGGCCTCAGCGGCCTTCCATGCCTTGCGGAAATCGATAAGGTCCACGCCGCCAAGGGCCTTCTCCAGCGGGCTCAGGTTCATGCCGATAACACCCATCAGGGGAATTACGGCGATACGCCCAGCCTTCGATGGCGCAGGACGATCGGCTACCATCTGCACCAGCTTGTCAACCATGCTCAGGTTGTCGGCCTTGCGGTACAGGTCCAGAGCGGTGTGCGGGTCAATCATCAAGGGCTCGCGGCCCTTCAAACCGGGGGAAAGAAACTTCATGGCTGTTGAATGGGTTGGGTATCGTTGAGCTCGGAGGCCGGAGTCGTCGCGGCGTTAACCTGGTCAGGATTGAATGGCAGGGTGTTATAACGCTGGGCCAAGGTATTGACCGGCAGACCGAATTCCTTTTCGAGCGCCGTCAGGTAAGCCAAGTCGGCGGCCTGCTGGCGGGCGTCCTTTCGGAAGTCCTTGGAGCGGGTCTTGTACAGGTCGGTGTACGACGTGAGCGCCATCTTCAGGTCTTCGCGATCGTTCGACGCGTCACGGCCATTGTCGATTGACGGGGCAGGCGGGCAGGTCCAAGAGACCTCCATCCAGTTGGGGTCGTCGGGAATCTCCTTGTCCTTGATGCCTTTGCCGACCACCTCAAGGTAATCTGGCTCCAGGTCATCCTCGATGAGCATCGTCTGCACGGCGCCGACATAGCGGCCAGCCTTGCCGAGATTCATTCGGACGGCGGCCGAACCAGCCTTCGTGGCGTCGAAAACGAATTCGTATGGCAGACCGCCGCCGCACATCGCGCGTTGCAGGGCGTTGTTGAAGTTATTCCAGAGCTCGGTGGATTGGCTCGGGACCGGATATTCCAGCTTCTCGCCGATGTCCAAGGTCAGCAGCTTTCCGCCCATCTGACGCGAAAGGTCGGCATAGGGCTTCTCGGCCTTGCCACGCTTGCCCGTCACTTCGCCGGCCGTGGCCTCGTCGAGCGTGCCGCCAGCCTTCGTGATGACGCGCGGAATATCCGACACGTCCTTGAAGCCTGTCTTCACCATCTCGGCGATTTCGGCGGCGTCCTGCATGGTGTTGAGGGCCTGTGCCAAGGGCGGCAGACCGTGGCCTGCAGACGCACGCGTGGCCTTGCAGATATGTCGGACCTGTGCGGCGGGCACCATCTCGTCCGTGCCGTCGTCCTGACGGAAATTATATGCGATGATTTCGCCGTACTCGCCATACAGGAATCCGTCGTTCCAGTTGTCGCCGGGCTTCGGCTTGGCAGGGGTAACGCACCGATGGCCCTCGACGATCTGTTCTTTGATGCCGTCGGACATCTGCACCTTCACGACGAACACCTCGCCGTCGATTGACCAGGTATGAATCTTGATTGCCTGCACGTCGGTGTACGACCAGCGGCCAGTCACGTCAGGACGGCGCTTCTTACGCAGGTAATACTTCACGTGCTGTTCGGCCACGTCAGGGTTCAACGCGTGGCTCGTCGGCATCAGGCCGTCGCCGACCACGTACGTAACCATGTCCAGCGAGTACTGCGACATCGCAGGGTAATTCTTCTCGGCGTACCGAGACTTACGCAGGAGCGTCATCCGCGTGCCGTTCGTAACCTCCAGCTTGTTGTCCTTCGGCGCCGTGCCGAAATACTGGATTCGGCGCTCGGTCAACGAGGCCGCCTCGTAATTTCCGGTGTATGCCTCGACCTTTTTGGTCTTGGGCTTAGAGCGAGCGCGAGTCATAGCTGGAGCCGAAAACGGAACGGCGGGCAAGGTTTGCGTAGGTCACGGGGTCCAGCACCCAGAGGGCGTGGTTGCATTCCGCGATGATGTCCTTGGGGCTGGCCGTCACCTGACGGCTGACGCTGGACCCGGAATCCGAGTACGAAATAACGATCGTGCCAGTGGCGTATTTATCCATGGCCTTCTGTTTCGTGGCCTTCAGCCAGTCCTCGTCCGCGCCGATAAAGATGCCTGTTGCAGCCATTTAACTCTGCTCGGCTTGTTGATTGTTTACGTCCCCACCCTCGGCCGGCTGGGCGACACCCTCCCGACCGACGATTCCCCAGCGGACGGCCGCCAGCATGGCCAGCAATTCGCAGTCCAAGGCGTGGTTATCCTTCACCCCCTTCGGCATCACCCATGTCGTCTTGCCCGTCCGAGGATCGCGGCGCCTGACTTCCGAATCCAGCTGGGCGATATATTCCTGCGACGCGTC